TCCCCCATTAAACACAAAAGGAACAATTTCTAGTAATTTTTATTCAAGACATGAGAAGGAAGCAGCCGGTCAAATTAGCCACGGATGTAGTAAGCACTAACCTGAATCGAGTATTTTACAGGTATGATGTTGACCTTGGGGGTAACCATGTGTTTCTAGGGGATTTAAAATACACAGTTGGGGAAGATACAATCAATGTTAACTCGATCCCTGGTGCTCACAGTAGCTTGATTGAGTTTAACAGGCAATATGGTATAATCAACAAAGTTGATATACTCGGTAGAGAAAACAATGGGGTAAGAAGTGGCTATGCAAAGTATAGGCATGAGTTACTTTCATATATCACCCAGCTTATGGTAAGCAAAGTTGTAAGCTATAGCAAGACAGATGTCCAGGTCCCTGATGTCTTGAGCGGTGGGTATATACCAAACTTTACTCCTGATCTAATGTTTAGGAGAGGCGAGTTGTTGCAACAGCCAAGTAACAAAGCAGTTGATAATATCATCTTTGAGGTTAAAGGCCTTGAAGCAGAAGGCAGGGTAGCAAATACCATTGTCACTGAAACACTAAACAAAGCAAAGGATTGTTTAGCAAAGCATATTAGAACTAAGTATGCTGTGATCGTATATTCTGGTAGAAATGTTGCACTCTACACAGATCTTGATTCTGTTTATGCGAATCAAATGATCTACTCAATTGACAAGAATAAGACAAGGATAAAGCAAGCATTCGAGTATTTTTCCAAATTGAAGCAAATTGCTCAGACTAAACTTGATGGACAGCTAGATGCAAATGGTACGGTCATGTATGAAAATATTAAGTCAATGAGTAATGCTGTGTTTAACTCTTACACTGACCCATTCATACTAAAAGAAAATGATAAACCCTCTATATTTAGTGATGACCTTAAAGGGTTAAATGATGCCAGAGGGATAATAAGGGCAAAATTCCAAAGTGATGCTGATTGGTATTTAAAGGAGGTTGTTGACGCAAGGAGGATTTCCCATTCAGAGGTTGATGCATTAGTCAAAGATATTAAGGCCAATTACAAAGCTAAACAACAAGAGGTGATTAACTCTATAGCGATAGATAGGAAGGATATCCCTCAAATTAGAGAAGCAAAGTGTATTGCAGGGAATCCAGTGTACTGCTACAATTCAAAGATAATGCCTGATTTACTGTATGATCTAGTAGAAGATACACGCACCCATGTTACAATGAACACACGTGGCATGGATCAAGATGAAAGAGATGCATTAGTGCATTTGTGGGGCGAGTGCTTACTTGGTGCATATAACTTAGAAGTTGATGTTAATAATGTGGTTGATGCTGAAAATGTTATTGATGAAAATAAGCTTGATGGTGAATTTGCCAAAACAGTAATTGGAGAGAAGAGTAAACCATCAACTATCAAGCTTTTAAACTTGGTAAGGGTTAATGAGACTGATGTCAAGAAATTGGTCCATCAAGCCTTGAAATCCAAGTTAGCAAAGCAAACTACCAAAAAGACCCCAATATATGCAAAAACTCCTGAAGGTAATGTCATTAGAGAATCAAAATTGAACAGGAGGAAAGTGATTGGGTATGATATTGTTGCATTAGAGGATACTACTGTTGCTAGAGAAGCAGCAGCAACAAGGTTCTTAAAATCAATCCCTAAAGATCTCGATAATAAAGGTGTAGCAGACATTGACCAATTTATGTTATCACAGACAAACACTAAGTCAGATGCAGTATTACCTGATGGGATTGCAGATCAATTCAACACTATTGTTGACATGATTACTGATAGTGCTCGAATTACCAATGGTAACTTAGTCAACCAAATGAATATAGGAGAGTCATACAAACGATTATTCAAGGATCGTTTCATTAACTCACTATTCATTGAGCATTTGATAATGCTCGAAGTGCAAAATAATGCTGTTGTCATAAATGATGGTGATACAATGACAATCTTCAAGATTAAAGCTTTGGGGATTTATGTCCTACTAACAAGCAGTGGTCCATCAAAGTTCATTAACTACTCATTGATGATACCAAAAGCAAATTATAAGCTCGTTGATGATAAAGTTTTTGGTAAGTATACTGAAGGGAATAAGTTCTACATTACCCATTTTAAGACATCAGATGGATTGAGATCTAAGGTTGCCATATCAATATTTGGTGCTTATATAACTAACCTGGTGACAATCATGCCTCTTTACATTGACTCCTCAGATATGGTTAGAGATGTTAACAACAACCATGATATAGTTGGGACATACTTTAAAATAATGAACTCAAATAAGCTGACAGGGAGGACCTTATTAGAAGATGAGTATGTCAAAATGTTGAAGATGGATTACATGTTGCTGTATGCTAATAGATCTTCTGACAACTTGTTATTCAAGGCTGGTAGATACTTGCATGGGCAGCTGATGCAACCCTATTATACTGTAACAAAAGCCCATGAGTTGTTCAAAGAAAAGATTCCTTATTACTTAAGGACATCTTTACAAACCTATATTTATAGGAATATGATCAATGCCCTAGCAATTGGCATGAAATCTGACATTATTATGGGTAATAGAGCTAAGGTAACAAACTTCTTAGGCCCCAAAAATTATAACGGCAGTGATTGCATTGAGGGTATGATTAATATTGCTACAGGGGGTCCCTGTTTCAGCCAAGCTTTGATTGCTGTAATCAACAACTTTGAGGCTACCAACGATAAACACTTCAAAGGTAACCCAAAATACAGTACACTTGCTGCTTATGATAAAGCCCTTGAGTATTATTCGAGTTTCAATAAGATAGTACATAATGTTAGGAATGCAGGTATAGTAGGTGATCTTGAAAGCCCAAACAAATCCGGATTATTCAACCGTACATACACAGAAGCAATAAGCAAGGTTGGAGCAAATAACATTGTTAACCTGGTTAGTGATGCTGATCGCGATGCATTCTTCAAAACATTTTGTAATCAAACTGCTGGCGTGGATACTTATTCACTCACCAGTACAAGTGCCTCACTGGACTATGAGAAATTTAGGGACAAGGTTGAGCACAAGCAATATAGCAAGGGGGATATCATGGAGTCTACTAGTGGGAAAGTTTTTAGTGAGATATACAATGCAAAATACATGACTGGTGTAGTCTTCCGTGATATAAAGACAATTACCGACCATCTATTAATGATCAGAACAGACCCATCAATGGTAGGTAAACTTTTCTTTAAGGATGAGAGGGGAAAGAGAGAAGTTGTTGTTGAAGATATTGAAAGTATGTTATTGATTAAACTAGTTGAATTGTACTGTGTACATGTGACTAAGAACTGCCCCGAAGATGCTATTACAAACAAAGAAGCAAGCAAGAAAGTCATACCAGGACATTATGATAAAGTCAAAGCTGTAGCAAATAATAAGAAAGGTTGGGTGACCATTGTGTCCATACTTTTAACAGCTGATTTGTCAAAATATGGGCCAGGGACTAATATACGAACTTTGTTCATACAGTTAAAGAATGTATTACCTTCAGTTACTTGGGATGCATTTATGTTCATACTAAACCTGGTTATCAATAAGAAAATCCTTATATGCCAAGACATTATTGATGATTTCCACAAAGAAGCAGGAAAGTATACTAGCTCATTTACAGGCCTAATGAGTTTGTACCAACAAATATTTGAAGGAGATAAGATAATTAGATCATACTTTAAGATGGGTTTAGGCTTTGTTCAAGGGGTTTTACAAATGACTGCAAATTTACAGCATGCAAACTTGTTGAGGTCAAACACACCTGAAATTGAAAATTGGTGCAGAAACAAAATAACCAAATACTTGCAAGATAATATAATGGCAGATGGGTATAATTTTAGCAATGATTATGGTGTAGAAATTGTAGTAACTAATGTTATGGGAGCAGATGATAGTGCACACATGGTTAGTGCTATAATATCACTGCCTAGGGAGAATGTAAGAGCCTTTAAAGAATCATTTGGTGGTGAAAGTCAAACTAACAAAGATATTCAAATAGAATTAATGAGAGATTATGCTGAGAAAGTACTGTATTCAAGTTTAAAAGGGTTGGATAAGGCATATAATTATGTTGGGTGGAAAAGGTCTGAAGAAAAATCCTCATTTAGTAATCAAAAATTTGTTGAATTTTATTCAAGATTCTTTATAGGCAAGAGTGAAATATCACAGAGCAAAAAGTTTGTTCTACCTGCTATGTTTAAGTCAGTTGAATCTTCATTTACCGATACATTTGATGCATTTGCAACAGGGGTAGGTGCATTTGTTGAGCAAGGTGGTAGTGCAATTGCAAATATATACACTCAATATAGCCAAGGCATCATACACTATAGCACAATTGGGTTAATACTTAATAAAAATTTAGTCTTATTAAATGATATTAGATCTGTAATGCTACCTCAGCTTGGATATTTCCCTGTTGCATGTGCATTTATTAATATCGGGCATCGTTATTTTAGTCATAGGTTATCAAATAACATATGGTATTGTAGGATGTTGAATGCTATGAAGCTCATGTATGGTTCAAAGATTACAAAAGATGGTGTCAAAGTACATGTTAGGATTGCTCCCATAAGATTAAGCAAACAAGAGCAAGTTAAAGAGAACATGAAGCTAACCATAAATAGCAAAGAACTAAATGATCTGACTAATACAGAAATATTTAATGTCTTAAATAGTACAATGGATAAAGAATTAACAGATAAGATGATTGCACACAAGGTCAATGGCATCAGATTTGCAGATACAATTGCATCTAGAAGTAGTCTGCAAAATTACAGATTATTGTATATAGGATCTGGTTTTGCTGCAACCAGAGGACAAAACACCAAAGATAGGCTGAAAGAAGTTGCAGATTACCTACTCAGCATTAATGGTGCTACAGCAAGCCACACTAAGGTAATTGAGTTGCTTAAGAGTATCGAGGTTGAGTCAACTGTTGAAATGTCAGCACTTAATGCCTCTACGATTTCAGATGATAAATCTTTGACCATATCAAGGATTAATTCATATTACTCTTTGAACAAATCATCACTACATCACATGATAAGAACAGTCATGTTAATTGATAAATTCATTACATCTACAAGGAGTATAATACATAGGTGGGTAGATGAATGTATTGAAATAATTGATCAATATAAACCTAAAGTAGGCTTTACTAATAAAGCTTACTGTATTGACAACTTTGATACTATTACAATCCCTGCATTAAAGAAGTTGGCTGGTCAAGTATATTTGCTACAGGGGGGCAAGGAGATGAGTAGGGAAATTGATAAGGCTATAACAATATTAAGTGCTTATCCAGGATGGTTTCAAATTATATATGACAATTATATTGAAGTGGTGACTAAATACCAAAAAGAGTATAAGACTGCAATTAACCCTCTGAGATTAATGGCCCAGTCAATATCAAATATTACAATATATAAAGACAATACCCACAACCCTGAACCATTTGAATCATCCTTGGTGTATAATGTTATTGACAAGCAAATCAGTGGCACAAAGTATCAATTACTTAGCTCAACTATCCATGACAGACAAACAGCTAGCATTGCAATTGCAACAGGGGTTGAACATGATCTTGAGCTAACTACTGTTTTGTCACAACTATGGTTCCCTGAAGTTGCGATAATGAAGTCAGAATTAAATGATTATAAAGAACCCTTATATAGTGTTGATCAACTCTTACAAAATCTAAGGGGTTACAAAACTAGCTTGCCATTTCTCGAAATGTCATTAGAGGACACTAAAGCTAACTGTCAAGAGGAAGAATTAATCACAATAATAGACATGATAAAGAGCAGGGTAAGGGAGGTTAGGCACTTTAGAAGCAACCCTAGATATAAACCAAACAAATCAAGGAAATTGGGGCTTGATAATCTGCTAAAGCAACAGATTAAATATAACTTCATTAATGGTATAAAACTAATACACGCAAGTGATAGTGATGTACAGCATGAAGAGCTGACCAAGTACCCAGGGTATAGCGAAGTTCTAAAAGTGGTTGAATCATATCTGATACTCAGTAGGCTAGCTGCAAACCAAATGCTGAAGATTGGAATGGTTAAGCAGATAATTAATAAACTGAGTAATACTATCTTCACTGGTGTTGAATACCATAACTTAATGCTCATTGCAAGGAGCATGTCAAGGAACCCATTGCTTAAATCACAAAGTAAAGACATTATGAACCTCATTAACCTAGCATATGTCAATGGTGGAGGGAATACCAATGATGTTGGTCTAGTTGCCATGAATGATCCCAAAATGATTGCATTCCTTGAGAAAAGGGAGAAAGTTGAGGTTCAGGATAATGGAATTAAAACATGGGAATATGTAGGGTTGGGTAGATGTATAGCCAGGCACAATGAGTTTTATACACTCTTCCATATGAGTGATAATATATTAGTTGCAATTGAGGTGGAAGAGAAAATGGTTCAATTAATGCCAACATTTTACAATCAAATATTGAGAATTGCAAATAAACTCAAATTGCAAATCAATAATGCAGCACCAGGGCAAGTCTATGATTTAAAGACGGGGAAGATAGAGGTGAAGAAGATAATTAACATTTATAACCAAATCCTTGAAACTGGCTCTGGTTTACCTGTACGGATAGTTAATAATGATGCAAACAAAAATAAACTAGTAGATAGGCTGAATGCCTCAATGATAAGAGGTGGGGAGATCAACTATGATGTCAGCTCCGACACAATCTATTGTGATAATAATGATAAGAGTGATTACCATGCAATGAGTGTTGTTAAACTTAAGAGGTGTGATATGACATCAGACTTCAGGGACCCTAAATTTGTAGTTGAACTATTAACAGCTGCAAATATAACTGCGTATGGTAAAGTATTAAGTAATGCTCCACTATTTGGTAAGAAGAAGGGCGTTGATTATGATCATACTATGCAAATAGCTCATGCTATTGACAATGAGAAAGGAGCATTCTCTGGACTGATTGACAAACTAAACAGTGATATAAGTGACAGAGCAATTTTCGAAACAGCAACACTTAAGATTAAAATTAATTACATAAAGCTTATCAAAAATGTGTTAAATGAAGCATTATTCCAGTATACAAATAAACCAAAAACCAATACATATAAGAGGATGGAAAGGCTGAGAAACTTTATTAGAGGCACTGGGTTACATGAGAAAAGGGGTAGTGTAAATGATTCCTATAATTGGGTTTTATATAGAGACATGGGAATCATTGCATCCAGTCTAATTGATATTTTGGATGATAAAGATTTGGTCAAATTCAATGAAGTTGATACATCATCTGATGGAGCACAACACCCTGGTGACACTGATAAGGCAAGGCCAGAAATCAATGATATGTTTGACTTTGACATTGTCGTTGATGAAGACATTTACTATAATCCTGATGAGGGTGATGAGGTGGTGTATGATGATGAGGATAAAGAAGGCAATAGCTTTTCATTCATTTTTGAAGAAGAACTAATGCTTGCAAGGAAAGTTGAAAGCAAAGTGGTTAAATTAAAGCACAGACATAGGTCAAATGAAGCAGCTTACTGGAATCAGATTCTTATTGGCCCAATTATGAAACAAGTTACTGGACAATCATTGATCCTATTTGCAATGTATAAAGAATCAATTGCAAACCCTGCATCATTGACTCAATTAGCACCTGAACCATTTAGAATGTTGAGGAGAATATTTACAGGGTATGACGGAGGCAGGGGGATCGGAGTTATCAATAGGGTTTTATATGACATTCATACACTGCTGCAAGAGATTTATGACTTGTGCCAAACTGTGCTAAATAATACTATTGAGGATGATGAGTCAACAGCATACTACTCTAGTAGTGATGACAATGAATATCTATCTGACTTCACGGTTGACACTAAAGGTGATGATTATGGTGACATACTCGGATAAATGTTTGATACTTGTGCCATATAAAACAGTAATTAACTGTAAAATGGG